CTTGTACCTGCTGGTGCAAACCATGGATAAGCAACTTGGTCGTTTAGTACAAGTGTACGTAGCGCCATGTGACTTGGTGGAACAACAATGTTGTTACCTTCGTTATCACTTGTAAATCCAGCTGGGTAGTAAATGCCTAAATACTCATCTCTTGAAACAAGTCCTCTGTCATTGTCTTCTACTGCTAGGTTAACGTTAGTTGCCCACTCGTTAAGCGAAGTTGCATCAGGTGTTAAGCGGAACGGTGTATCACCAACAACAAATGCTGTTAAGCGTCTGTCGTAGTTTAGTGAAATCATTTCACCGATTAGCTCAGGATAACCTGGGCAAGCAATAATATTAAACTGACGTGATTCTTCGTCACGTATGTCTTGGTTGCTGTTTACTTCAGCTTGTAGTGATTGTGTTACACTCTTACGCTGTGCATGACGTCCAAATGTGCCTGAACCGTCTGGCTGGTTGCCTGAGTCAGTTACCCAACGGTGTGGATAGTAACTTTGCATTGATTCGTCTGCATTACGATCGTTAGTACCACTTACGTCAATGTAGTTACGCTCAAAACGTTTTACGTTAAAGCCAGAACGTCTTAGGTTCCAAAGCAACATACCTTTTGGATATAGTGCTGGATCTGGAGCATCTGGATCTAGATAATCATTTGAAAGCATATCTACAATATCAGCTGCATCTTCATCTGAGCCTGCTATAGACCAACGTGCATCTGCAAATAGTACACCGTTTTCTGATGTTTGATCAGTTTTATCAACTAGTGCCCATTCGCCGTTTGCGCCCCAACGATAAATTGTTGGGAAGTTTTCAATATCAGCTGTGTCAATCCAAAGATCACCTGTTGCTAACGCATTACCGTTGCTTTGTGTTGTTGGTTCTGAAGCTGCTACGATAGGACCTGCTGGATCTGTAAGACCTGTGCCGTCACCAAAATCATAGTTTAGGTATCCTGACCAAGAACTACCGTCGTGGATCATAATATCAATTTCGTCAACAACCGAACTATACCATAGTTCACCTTGTGGTGCTAGTGCAGTCGGAGCATCATCGTCTGCTGTGTAAGTTAATACTCTCCAGTTGCTTCCTAAGTACTGCGCTGGTGTAGTTGTATTATCTGTGCCAAATGCATACATTAGGTTCAATGTAGTTGTTGCTGCATTGTCTGGATCATAAGGAGCAAAACCTGCTATTGCAAGGTGTCCTGATGTATCTGTTAGATGAATATCACCGCCACCTGTGTGTTCGATAATAACTCTGTTTTGTCCGTCTACACTTGCAACAACACTTGTTAATCCTGCGCTGTTGATTGCACCTGCAAAATCATCAGCATCTGCTGTAGTTCCGCTACCGTTAAATGTTACAGTTTTTGTTGATCCAAATGCATTCGAACCTACTACTGTTTCTTTGATATCAAAACTTACGCTTGCTGCTGCTAGTTGCGCTGCAATTTTAGCACTTTGGATTTTGGTTGTGCCTGTTGTGCTTCTGCGGAAGATTTTATATGTAGCTTCTACAGGAACTGTGTCACTTACGTTTGCATTTACATACAAATCACCAATTGCAAGATTCTTACCGCCACCAGTTCTATCTAACTGGTATAGTGCTTCTTCTTGCTTATCGTATAGTGGTGCTGGTTGAGTTTCCCAAAGTTTTGTATCTTCGTTCCACTGTTTTACTGTAAATGTTGCACCACCGTTTGGAGGTGTTGTTTGCATCCAAACTGAACCAGTTGGTCTTGGTTCTGCATCAGATGTTTTATATGTTGGTACGCTTGTGTGCGGAGCAACTGTTACTAGCGGAGCATAATATGTTCCAGCTGTAAGACCGACTGCTGTAAGCAATGATGCGTCAGATGCAGGAGCTGCATCAATCTCTACACTATCAGCTGTTGTGTAAATTTCCAAAGCACCGTCAACTGCTGCTGCTGTTACACCTGCGGTTGCCAAGTTTACATTAGCGTTAATGTCAGCTGCTAGTTGGGTTACAGTTACGCCTGTAGCAGTGACCACTTCACCGTCAATACTCAATTGGTCACTTGCTGTAACAGTTGGAGAGTTTACTGTGCCTCTTAAAGCCGCCCAAGCACTTCTCCAAGCGTCTGTACCTACTTCTACCCATGCACCTGCTGTGTTCTTATACCACAATCTGTTCATTGTTGTTACAGCAACTAGTGCATAATCACCAATAGCACCTACAGATGTTTTTGGTGTATAGTCGCCGCCAGCATAGTCAACTACTTGACTTGTTGCAACAATAATGATCGGTTCTTGTGATGTAAAGCTCTGGCCTCCAGTTGTTGTGATTGAAGCGCCGTTCCACTCTTTAACACCTACATTTGTGTTAAGTGTATCAAACCAGTATGTACCGTCTGCTGGCTCACCACCTGGAGGTGTTGCGCTTGCTTCAAGTTTTGTTAGGTCGATATCTGCTCTGCAGACGTATACTCTGTTAGTTACGCCGAGTAATGAATATGCAGTTTGTAAGCCATATTCGTTAAGCTCTCCTGCATGAATCATGTTGCCGTTATTGTCTGAGTAGAATAACGGATCTCCGAAAGTTTCTACAAGTTCTCTTTGACTTGTAATAAGGTAAGGTCTGCCTTGATTTACTGTTGTCGTACCTTCTGCTACACCGGCTCCACTACCTTTTACTTTATTAGCAGCCGTTGCAACAAATATCATTGGTACGGTACCAGCAGCCGCCGGAGTGTAAAAACTCTCGTCGATTACATTGACCTCTACACCTGGTGATACTAATGCCATTTTATTTCTCCTATAGGACGGTTTGTGTATTACATGTATTTATTACTTTACAAGAAAAATATAGTACAAAACCCCCTTAAAAAGGGACCGAAAAGGTGAGGTAAATACAGTATGAGACCTTTGTGCGTGTGTGGCAAAAGACCTGCTGCAATAAATTATTATAAAGATGATAAAACTTACTATAGAAAGTTTTGCGAAAGGTGTTTACGCAACGGAGTAAATCACGGTATACCTAAATGGGAACAAAAAGGTTATAAGAAAAAAGATACTTGTGAAAAATGTAATTATACGAGTAAACACCAAGAACAGTTTAACGTATACCACATGGACGGAGATTTAAATAATTGCCGTCCTAGCAATCTTAAGACAATTTGCGCAAATTGTCAGCGTATTCTTCAAAAAGAGGGAGTTGCGTGGCGACAGGGAGACTTACGCCCTGATTTTTAAATATTGTTTTGATTAAGATATCTACATTTCTTTTTAATCTAGATAAGTCGCCATTGTTGTCAATTGTATAATTGCACATCCATTGTTCGATGCTCATTGAGCTAGGATCTTCTTTAGGCAAGTGATCAGTGCGATCTACCCAAATAGCGTAATCAAAAATTTCTTCATTTTGCATTGCAAAAAATTCACGCTTATTTCGAAGCCCACAATAAATGTCATGCTTTGCAAACAAGTTTCGTCCTAGTCGTGCTAAGTCGTCCTTACAATAATCATGAATCATATTATACCATTCGGTGCGGTGATTATGTCTATCTGTATAGCACTCTTCTTCGTTAGCATAACCGTACTTGTCTTTTAGATCGTTGTAAATAAAAAGTTCTGAACAAAATTTTGAAGATGATTGAAAAGTATATCCGTATTCATTTAGCATTTCACAGACAGTGTCTTTGCCGTGTCTGCCATGTCCTACGACTAAAAGTTTGGGTAATCTCATTTACAAATCCTTTATAATATAGTTATTATATAAGAATTTTACTCCAATGTCAACCGTTTTTTTATTAAACTTACAACACGTTTTGACAAAACTATTTCATAATGATTTCTGTCAATTTCTAAATATTCTACATCGTTTCTGCAAGTCATGCTTGATTGGGTAACAATACCGTCATTGGCTCCAGTAATCCAAGGAACATCGCCTACAGTTGTTACAACTTGTAACCAAGGACATTTTATTTCTATTTTTCTACTATTTCTTATAAAACTACTGTGTGTTGTAATATCTTGAAATAACTGATAACCAGGATTTAACATAGCACCCCAAGTTGCAATCTCACTACCGTTAAAAGGTGTTGCTAAACTAATAACACCCTGAACTGCGCCAAATTCTTGCTGCAAATATGTTGCGTATACTCCACCTAAACTGTGTGCTATAATATAAAACGGACCATCTTCAAACTCTAATGTTTCTATCATAGAGTCTAAGTTTTCTTTGGCTGTTGTATTTTTTTCGTAGTTTAAATAAATTGGATCTTTAGCACGGATGCTTTTTTGTATGAACGCAAAGCTACGTTCACTTGCTGTTGCACCATGAATGTAAACAACTCTCATGTTACCCAATCAAGAAACTATAGCCTGTTCCGCCTGATACTTGTGTTGAAACTTCAGTTTCTAGTTTTTCCATCTCTTGTTGTGCTTCTGCTTTTAATGCGTCACCGTTTAGTGTTGATCCACCTTGTGGGCCAGCAATAGTAGCAAACTTTGAACGTGCTTCGCCTAGCATATATTTGCAGCCTGCTAGTGTATAATCTTTTACCCACTGTTTAGCAAGATAGTCGTCTAATATTTGTGCATCTGGTCTGTAGTTGTAACAAAATAACAAAAGTGTTTCTTCTGCTCTAGGACGTTGTAATAGTGTTAATTTTTTTGTTGTTGAATTCCAAGTAAACTCAATAAAACTACCAAACATTCTTCCTACTAGTTCTTGATGTTGTGAGAATAAATCGTATGTAGCTAAGCCACCCATTTTAGAACTAGATAGCAAATATGTGTTTGTATAAGCTAAGTTAAACGGTTCAAATAGACTGCCGCCATCGCCGCCGCCTGTTCTTGATCCAATTGATCTTCTAAATAATTTTCTTACTTCTACCACTTCATTTGGCAGTGTATATTCGTTCTGGTCTACTACTGTAGGCATAAACATATAAGATTCTTCTACACTATTATCAGAACGCTGCCTAAAACGTGTAAGTGCTTTGTTTAAAGCAGTCTCATAATGTATAGGATCCAATTCTACATCAACCATGCCACCGCCTAAAAATGCATGTACATAGTCAAATACTTCTTGTTTTTGGGTTGCGATATCAGCCATATATATTCTCCACATAGTATTTATCGTTACGATAAATATGTATATGCCAAGACTATCATTATATAAACCAGAACGCGGAGCAGATTACACATTTTTAGATAGACAAATCTTAGAAATGTTTACTATTGGTGGAACTGATATCAACGTTCACAAATACATCGGAAGTACTAATCCTGCTGAAGGAGAAGGTACCGCTGTTAATCCTACATATGCAACAGAGTCGGAAACAAACATACAAGACTTACTGTTTTTAGAAAATCGAGATCGTAAGTACGATCCTGATATTTACTCAATGCGCGGAATATACAATGTACAAGATATTGATTTTGATCTTAGCCAATTTGGATTGTTTTTAAGTAACGATACACTTTTCCTTACAATACATATTAATAGTAGTGTTAAGACGCTTGGTAGAAAAATTATGAGCGGGGATGTTATTGAATTGCCGCATCTTAAAGATGAGTATGCTGCTAATGACTATGAAATGTCTCTGAAACGATTTTATGTTGTAGAAGATGTAAACCGCGCAAGCGAAGGTTTTTCGCCTACTTGGTATCCGCATCTTTACAGATTAAAATTAAAGCAAATATACGACGGACAAGAATTTAAAGATATTTTAGATCTTCCAGCCAGTGAAGATAATGATACAACACTGCGTGATATGCTTTCAACTTATGAAAAAGAAATGCAAATTAATAATGCCGTTGTGCAACAAGCAGAAGCTGATGCTCCTCTAAGTGGATATGATATAAGTCACTATTATTCTGTTGCATATAACGACGACGGTACTGTTAATTTAAACACAGCTGACCAAACAGAATTAGATGCAAGCAATATAAGCAACGATGCATCAGAAATTACTAATCGTCCGGAACGCGAAGGGTATACTGGATACTTGTTAGGAACCAAAGATGCACCAAACGGAGCACCTTACGGAATGGGAAATAGTTTTCCCAGAGTTAATCAACAAGGTGATTATTTTTTAAGGACAGATTTCTTGCCAAACAGACTATTTAGATATGACGGTAGAAAGTGGGTTAACCAAGCAACAGATGTTAGAATGACAATGACTAACGATATTGTTAGAAGAACTTACAAAACAGACTTTATTAACAACACAAATACAAATACAATCGATGGCGAAGAGATTCCAGAAAGACAAAGCCTGTCAAAAGCACTTAAACCTAAGGCGGACAACTAATGCTATACTTTTATGACGGACAAATTAGAAGATATATTACACAAATAATACGGCTGTGTAGTAACTTTTCTGTAGATATGGACGGAACAAAAAAACAGGTTCCTGTTATGTACGGAGATTTAACAAGACAAGTTTCAAATATTATTAGAGACAACAGTGAAAATAAACTTCCAAGTGCGCCTCGTATGGCTGTTTATATTACTGCATTAGAAATGGACAGAGATAGATTAGCAGATGCGACATATGTAAGAAAAACAAATATTAGAGAACGTGCTTATGATGAAACAAATGAAGAATATTTAAACTTTCAAGGAAAAAATTATACGGTTGAACGTATAATGCCAACACCTTACTTGTTACGAGTAAATGTAGATATATGGTCAAGCAATACCGATCAAAAATTACAAATACTTGAACAGATATTAGTATTGTTTAATCCTAGTTTAGAAATACAAACTACAGACAATTACATAGACTGGACAAGTTTAACTGTTGTCAATTTAGAAAATTTACAGTTTACTAATAGAAGTATTCCAGTAGGTGTAGATAGTGAAATAGATATTGCAACACTTACACTTACTGCACCAATTTATATTAGTCCGCCTGCAAAAGTAAAACGTATGGGTGCTATTACAAATATTATTACAAGTATGTTTGACGAATCTAGAGGTACTATTGACTTAGGAGAAAGTTTCCCTGAGCTTAGTGCATACGACGATTACCCAACTCCGGGTGCTGTTGTAGGTTCGTTTGGCAGTGCAGCACAAACAGAAGTTAATGATCAAATGGCAAATGCAAACTATCAACGTATGGGTGTGTATGTGTCAGGCAATACTGCACAGATTATACACAGAGGTGCAGTAGGACAATATAGCTGGAGAGGATTGTTTGAAAATCTTCCAGGACCTTATTCAGCAAACGTGTCAAGAATTTTTCTTACAAATAAAAGTAGTGATGTTTTAATTACCGGTACTATAGGTATCAACACACTTGACGAAACGCAACTAATAATAAATTGGGATATAGATAGTTTTCCTGACGATACAGTAATTACAGGTCCAACGGGTGACAGAACTAGTATAGATTATATTATAGATCCGTTAAGATTTAATCCTACATCTGTAAAAACTTCCGGTACTAGACTATTACTATTAGAAGCAATTGGTGATCCAGACAACACTAATGCGGCGCCGGCATGGGCAAATGCTGGAGGTGCTAACTTTGTTGCAGACGCTAACGACATTATTGAATGGGACGGTTCAAATTGGCACATAGTATTTGATAGCAGCGAAACAACAGATGTTGTTTTTACTACTAATCTAAATACCAGTAAACAATATAGATTTACTGACGGTACTTGGTTCGAAAGCGTAGACGGCGAATATCCAGTTGGTACTTGGAGAATAGACCTGTACGGCTAACTACATATATGAGCAACAAAATCATATGTAGTGGCGCACTATTTTATGCACTAGAAACAAAAAGATTCTTGTTATTACATCGTGCAAACGGAAAACGTAATAACATGTGGGGTCTTGTAGGTGGGACAAACGAAGATGCAGAAACACCTTGGCAGGCCCTACAAAGAGAAATTAAAGAAGAAATCGGATCCTTACCTAAAATTAAAAAAACAATACCTCTAGAAACATTTATATCAAATGACGAACAGTTTTTGTTTCACACATATCTGTGTGTAATTGATAAAGAATTTTTACCTATATTAAATGAAGAACATAACGGGTATGCTTGGGTAGAATTAGGTAAATGGCCAAAACCTCTACATCATGGGTTGCGTAATACACTAACTAGTAAGACAAACTTAACAAAGCTAGATACAGTTTTTAAACTTATAGGATATATGTAATGCAAGGTAAAGTAATTCAACATAAATGGGGTAATGAATTAATATGGGCTGATACAGAGTCTTACAAAGGAAAGATTCTTGTGTTTAATGATCCAGGTAGTCAGACACCTATGCAGTTTCACAAAGAAACTAATAAAACTTTTTTTGTAAACACAGGTGCATTTAAACTAAGACATATTGACACAAACGACGGACAAATGTACGATGTTGAACTTACAGAAGGTAGCACCTTTTTTATAAATACATTAAAGCCATATCAGCTTACGTCATTGAATGCTCAAAGTAGTATTTCTGAAGTTAGCAACGGTGTGGAAAACGATGTATATTATATTGTACCCGCGGAAGTTAAGGAATAAAGATGCTACCAAAGCTAAGAAAAGAATCTAAGTTTTTACAAGATGTTAAAACACTAAGAGATGAAATTAAAAAAGTAAAGAACGAATCTCTTAAAGAAGAATGTACAAAACTTGTTAATAAATTAGTTGACCTTGCAGATCTTATTGATGTGGGTCATACTGCTAACCCAAACGGTCATATTAAACCTGGCCTAATGCAAGATTCAAGAACACAAATGTCTATCATAAGACAAACTGTTAGACGTAAACTTGATGATTACAAAAGAGGTTAAATTACACTCAATCTTTTAAGTGTTATAGCACCTACCATTGATGCGTGTGACTGGCATTGATATCTATAGTTGCCAAACAATGTCTCACGTATTCTCCAGTAAAGTACTCCGCTTGATTTTCCTTGGGCACTTGCTCCTGTACTTACAGTACCGTCTGGTGCAACATGTACAAGGCCGGTGTTGTATGCTGTACCCGAACCGTCTTGTATTTCAAACGGATGTCCAGCTACATTAGTTAAATCAAATGCTATTGTTGTTCCAGATAATGCATAAATTGTAGGATTGTCACCCTGGTAATGTGAATCAAATGTATATGCTGTTGCACCAGTATTGTCAACTCTTAACATTGCAATTGCTGGTTCGTATATATCTGCAACAGAAATTCCTGCTGCTGTCGCATCGTCAGTTCCGCTAAAAGTTGAGCTTCCGCCACCACCGCCAGAACCTGTATAAGCAATTGTTAGTGTATCTCCGCTAACCGAAGTTGAAATATCTGTGCCACCGGCAATTGTTAGATTGTCTGTTGTGCTATCTGCTGTTGTAGAACCTGTATCGCCTGTGATAGTTGCCCAAAGATTCTGTTCAACGCCACCACCGCCGTCGCCGCCGGTGCCTGTGTAATTAATTGTTAAAGTATCATCTGTAATACTTGTGGCAATATCGGTGCCACCTGCTATTGTTAAAACATCAGCTGTTGTATTTGCACTTGTCTGTCCTGTATCTGCATCAATTTGTGTCCAAATGTTTTGTGCTACTAAAGGTGCTGATGCAGTTACAACATTCCATGCTATACCATCCCATTGCCATGTTGTGCCTCCGGATGTATATACATCGTTTATTTCTGGTGCGCTTGGAAAATCAAATTTGGCCATAATCTATCCTTTTTTATATTTATCCTGCGTTTAAACTTGTATTTGTAATCGATGCTGTTGTAGTAACAGGTTGTTTTCCGTATCTACTGTATAACATTCTATTTGGTGATCCCATGATAGATACTGTATAAGCATCATAGTCATTATCTAGTCCTGTGCTATATAATACAGGTTTAGCATCATTTGTAATTGTTTCTAGTAATTTGTCTGTAGTAATATAAGGTTTAACTTGACAATGCAAACACAATACACCTGCAACCTGTGGTGCTGCCATTGAAGTTCCGCCTATATTTGCTAGATTGTACGTGCCGTCGTAATCTCCTGTAGAACTACCAAACACCGTTACATTGCTTGCTGAACTAATAATATCAGTGCCAGGTGCCCAAATATTTACTCCAGGTCCTTTACAACTACTTCCAGCAGTTTTATCTCTTGCAGTACCTGCATCATCTTCAGTGGCGCTGTCTATATTTCCTGTCATAAAAGCACGTAATGAATAAGGACTGCTACCTCTATGATATGCTTCTTGTCCGCCTCCCAAATCAACAGTGTTATCATAATCTGCGCCAGTAGGAATATCAATTTTATGATAGTTATTTCCTGAGGCAATGCACACATGTACTCCTGCATCTATAAGTTCTTCTATATCTACATCTACACTTGCTACTCTTACTGGAATGTTTCTAAATTGTGTGAATCCGTCACTTAGTAAGGGTACTATTCCATATTGTGCCCAAAGTTGGAATCCACTTTCTCCTGCATAATTCCACGGTATACCTCTATATACTCCTCCTGTTGGATTAGTTTGAAAGCGTGTACCCGAATAACCCCAACTCATGTTAACAACAGTTGGACGCTTGTAACCTGTAACAGGATCAACTGGCTTGTTGTTGTGCCATTCTTTAATTGTGTCAAAACAATCACTAACAGGTATTCCTCCGTTAGGATCTGTTGGTCCTTCTAAGCCGTCTACTTTCATTGCGTATATTGCTGCACCTTTTGCAAACCCGTAAGTTTTGCCTGCACTTATTCCTGCGCAATGTGTGCCGTGTCCGTGATAGTCTGTATAGTGATCTGCTGGCATTGTTCCTGGTAGACCGCTTGCTGCGTACCAATCAAGTTCTACAAGCCTGCTAACTCCTTCACTATCGTGTAGCTCTGGATGATCTGCTTGTATGCCAGTATCTTGTATTACAATATCTACACCTGTACCGTCTAGTGCATATTCATAGTTCTGATCTGTAGGGTTAGAACCGGCACCGTAAATATTTGTTTCAGCATTAACTCTGCGTAAGCCCCAATTAGCTCTTCCATTATCAGGATCAGAGGTTTTAGTAAAATCAAATGTTTGAGTTAAGTTTAATCCTATTTTTATATCGTCTCTATGTTGTGGCGGAATTTCAACTTCTAACACTCTTGGGTCATTGCGTAATTCTGCTGCTTCTTCGTCAGTAAGCATCCAATGTGTCATACGCTTTGATCCTGGTCGCGGATTTGCTACAAGCACTGATCTAGCAGGTATTGGACCTGCGCCTGTTTCGGCAGCAAGTTCTGCATCAAAGGCTGCTAAATCAACATCTTTGTTTACAATAACAATATATTCTTTTTCAGTCATAACTTACCTTAAACTATCGGCTCTGTACTCACAATAACCCACGAACCGTTTACATACATTTCAGGACGATTATTTTGAGAGTTATAAATCAAATCGCCGTTCACTGCTGCAATTGCATCTCTTCCAGTGTCGTCAAAACTTGGTAATCTAAAAGGTCCGCTAGTTACAATCACTCCGTCTGGAGCAGTTAATGTAAGACTGCTTGCACTTTCAAGCACAGCAGCACCAACACCGCTGTTAGTAAAACTCGGTGCTGTGACACTATTAAATGTTACATCATCTGTAGTGTTAAGATCTTGGTCGTATGTAGCGCCGCCGCCACCAGTTGCAGCAATAGT